CGTCGGGACTCTGGACCAACGTTCATGGGACGACAAAGATTCTGGACAGAAGCGTTCAACAATTGAAATCAAGGCAATGGAAATCGGAATCCGTACCGGTTCACTTGAATCAATTGAGCGTCGTCGTGCTTCATCAAATGATTCGTCAGCGAAGCCGACACCTAAGCGAACCAAAGAAACAGTTCCATCAGACGAACCTTTCTAATCATTTAAGTGCGCCCGTGAGCGCATAATGATTTATCAATGCCCCATCCGTTTATTCGGGTGGGGTTTTGTTATTGTATGACTCATGACGACAGAACATCGCCGTGCGCCCCGTAGAGACGTCGTAGAGATAAGGCGAGTTGGAGGCTGGGGCTCCGTTACTTATCACCATGTTCTTTCGTGTGGTCACATAGAACAACGACCGAGAGCAGCGACTGCACCAAAACTTGCGTGCGTGTGGTGTTTGCGTGCAGAGAAGGTGGAGACAACGATGGCTTCGTTAGCAATCGCACAACCTCGCGCTACTTTTATTGATGATGACGAACTCGCATCAATAGAAACGGAAACACAAATGATGAAAGCATCACTGTCGTCACATTTTGGAATACCAATTGATGCTGTTGATGTTGTAATGACGGATGACGCAGGTAACCTTCGGATGCGTTACGCAACAATTTTTCTTACTGAAAGAGATGTGCGTAGAATAACGGGGCAACAACATGGGGGCTGATTTGGAACAAGGTAGTTTTTCACCAGATAACGGTAACTGCAAGGGTTATCCAACAGAGTGGTGGTTCCCTCTCCAAAAAACTGGGAAGCGTGAAGAACTAAACGAAATAAAAGTCAACACGTCAAAGGCAAAACAGATTTGTTCTACATGTCCTATTGCTATGAAGTGCTTGGAGTACTCAATCAAATGGGAACCGTGGGGTATTTGGGGTGGATACGAAGAACAACAACGAGCAGAAATGCGTTGGTCAAAGAATGTTACTCTCGGTCGTGAAGGTCGCATAGTTTTCAGAGGCGTAGGACTTCGTGATGCAAACGGTGGTCAATTCCTAGAAAAAGCAGCACGATAATGTCCTCTTCGCATACAGACGAGTTTCTTTCTCGTCTAAAAGGAGTAAGCGAAACTTCTAACGGATGGGAAGCACGTTGCCCGTGTCGTAATGATGACGATAATCCATCTCTGTCAATCTCCGAAGATAGCAACACTGGAAACATTCTGGTTTCGTGTCATCGGGGCTCGCCGTGCAGCAGTAAGGAGATTTGCGAATCAATTGGTTTGACGCAAGCGTCTTTGTTTCCACCACAAAAACGTAACAAAGAAAAACTTGAACTTACAAAAACTTACAACTACACTGATAAAGACGGAGAACTTCTATTCCAGAAACTCCGTTACATTGACGGTGATGGGAAGAAAACATTCCGACAACGTAAGCCCGACGGTAGAGGTGGATGGGAATACTCCCTCGGCGACACACCAAAAGTTCTTTACAATCTTCCAGCACTCATCAATGCCGTAAAAGAGGGTTTCCCTATTTGGGTTGTTGAGGGTGAAAAAGATGCCGACACTCTCATGGACATGGGGATTATCGCAACGACAATGCCAGGAGGTGCTGGTAAGTGGTTGCCGATACACACAGCAGTTCTCGCTGGCGCAGAAGTTGAGATTATTGCCGACAATGACGAACCAGGGATGGCTCACGCAAAGACGGTATGTAGCGAGTTGTCAAAGGCTGGTTGCGAAGCACGAGTTTGGCACACGCCGAAATACAAAGACATAACCGACTTCTTATCTCTTGGTGGAGACATAGATGAACTCCTATTGCTTGACGAAGACACGCCGGCACCGACTGCCCCGACTATTGAAGTCGCTCCGAGAGTTGAAGTGGTCTCTAATCCTGACGCATTCATTGAGGCGAGGAACAAACTTGAGCAACTAATGCTTCGCAACGACTTGTCGCCACATCAATTGCTTATCAAAGCGCAAGGCATTGCGATGTCAGCAGGTAGAGACAAGCCGAGAGATTTTGGCAGACTAGTATCGTGGAGTGAGTTTGTTTCCGAGAGCAGTGATGACACTTACGATTGGGTCATTGACGATTTGATTGAGCGCACAGAACGAGTTATTGTTGTTGCTGCCGAAGGTGTTGGCAAGACAATGCTTGCGAGACAGGTAGCAATACTTTCAGGTTGTGGTGTACACCCATTCACTTATCAACGCATGCGACAGGTGCGTACATTGACTGTGGACTTGGAAAACCCAGAGCGCATCATTAGGCGTACTTCTCGTGAAATCTACAATGCTGCGTTTGCTCGGGGCTACACGAAGTCGCCAACAGCAGAACTTCTCGTCAAGCCATCGGGTTTTGATTTGATGAAGCCAGAAGATAGAGAAGTGTTGGAGCGTGCCATTGAGGACACGAAGCCAGAGTTGCTCATCATGGGTCCTCTGTACAAGGCATTCGTAGACCCAGGTGGTCGCACGGCAGAAGCAGTAGCCGTTGAGGTTGCCAAGTATCTTGACTACATCAGAGATTCGTATCAGTGTGCTCTTTGGTTGGAGCATCACGCACCTTTGGGTGAAAGCATGACAAATCGTCAGTTGCGCCCGTTTGGTTCTGCTGTGTGGTCCCGTTGGCCAGAGTTTGGTATTGCGCTCACTCCTGACATTTCGTCTGGTATGGCGTACACTTATGATGTCAAGCATTTCCGAGGTGCTCGTGACGACAGGCCATGGCCTACCAAGATAAAGAGGGGTAGGCTTTTCCCGTTTGAAGTAGTGGAGTACGCTAAGGTAACAAAATGAGTCAAGAGCGCAGTAATAAAGTGATGACGAAAGAGTTCATCGCAGAGCGAGACTTACGTATTTTCAAGATGAGACAGGCTGGCGTAGCAGTATCTGAGATTGCCAGAAGGTTTGACCTTACGTCTGCTTCCGTACACAGGGCTGTACAGCGTCAGTTGGAGAAACTGAACAGAGAAGCACTCATGGCGTACCCAGAGGTGTTACGCATGGAACTGGAACGCCTAGACAACCTACAAGCAGCAATCTGGCCACTTACTCAGCACCGAAAGGTAAGAATGGACGACGGCACCGAGGTGGCAGTAGAACCAGACCTCAAAGCGATACAACAAGTTCTCTCAATCATGGACAGAAGAACTAAACTTCTTGGCATGGAAGCCACCAACATCAATGTTCAGATGGATGTACGGGGCTCGGAGTCGGTGAAAGCAACTCTTGCTGGCGAAGGGGGTCGCCCTGCTGCTATTGACGCCTTTGACCCAGAGACAGAGGCTCGTAAGTTATTGGAAATCATGGGTATCTCGGGTGTACTTCCACCAGACACGGTTGCTGGTATCCTCGGGCAAGCACCAATACAGGACGCAGAGATAGTTGATGAGTGAAAAAGACCAAGAGATTAGTAATCTAGTTTCGGCCATTGACCGTGAAGCACATGGCGACATGTCTATGTCTACTGAGGTTTCACCAGAAGATGGTCCTGCTGACAAGAACATTCTCGTTCGCTTGACGAATAAGGATAGGGAACGCTGGAAGGAAGCCTCCGAGAAGGTTGGTCTTACCATGTCTCAGATGATTAGAGACACGGTGAATGCCAAGGTCACGGAGATAATTGACTGTTCTCACCCTATAAACATGCGCAGGTACTACCCGTGGTCGGAGTTCTGCCTTAAATGTCAGCGCAGAATGCGCTAATGGAAGAAGTATCAGCGTCAATCGCTGCTCGTAGATACGCAATCTGTAAAGAATGTCCACACATGAAGAAGTGGAAGAAGACCTGTAAGGTTTGTGGTTGCCCACTGCTTATGAAGGTGCGTTTTGTAGGCGAGGCTTGTCCACTCGGTAAGTGGTAAAGACTATCGGGACTCGTCCCGGCCGGGGATAACTTCAGTCTCTCGCTCTGCGCGAAGCATTCTCTGCACTTCGTGTATTTGCAACAAACTGATTGCCTTGCCGACTTCCGATGATTTTCTTACGATTCGTCGCTGTCCTCTGTGCTGGCGTAAGACGAGACCAAGCAGAAGAAGGAAGGTAGCGACGAGTGCCGTTTTTACGAATCGCTGGTTTGCCATCTGATGTTGTCCATTTCTCTCGTGTCCACTTCTTGAGCGAACGCTGCGTCTTGCGTAGACCACCCTTGTAGCCACCACCTGCTTTACGATACTCCATAGCGAGTAGTTGCGCCTTGCGAGCAGACCATTGACCTGCTTTGCCACCCTTGTCGCCAGCCATAATACGGTTCTTGATTCTTTCACGCACTTCGGGCATTGTGTAGTTCAGGGACTTGATGTCAAATGACGGGGCATCCAGTACGAACGACTTGGTTGCTAGGTCTACCCACTGAACCGACTTGCCTCTTACTGTTTCACGAGAAGGGGCTGATGACGAAAGTTTGTCTATCAGTGAAATGATTCTCTGTTGGGTTTCAGGGTCATCAACGGAAGCAAGCATTGTTTGTAAGTCATAAATGTCTACCGCATTCATGTCGTCTTCTGATTTAGGTATCATCTTTACAGCCACCCTGCCCTGTTGTCCATTGACTTATTGTACAGTTCACGTAGTCTAGGTATCGGAATATCAAGAAACTCTGAGAGCATCTTAAAGTGCTCGTCTTTAAGTGAGACATATTTGGTTCTTTTGCCCGGAAGCATGTGGGTAAGCAGTTCAGCGATGTATTCGGCCCTCTTGGACTGCGCATACCTGCTTATTTCTCCTGCGAGAGCATCGTCTACTGGGTCCATGGTGACTGACCTCATGTCAAATTCCGTAGCGCCTGACCGTTCTGCGTAGTCAATAGCGTCTTCCATTCTCTCAATAAAGTCAGCAATGTCGGCCTCGTACTTCTTGCGGGCTTTTTTACTCTGAGCCATCGCCATAGCGTGGATAGTGTGAGACAACTCGTGACGGATAATGTCATCTGTCGGTAGCGGTCCATCACTTACGGCATTGTTCACTGTTTCTTGGTCAACCACACGTGCGGGAAATGCGATAAAACCGTATTCCGTCATGTACTCGCCCTCAATGTTTCTCCACCTGTCCGAGTTGGGATACAAAGTGCCTGTGCCTCCGGCATATTTAGCAACTCCTGATTTTGTAATAATCATCAGGGGTATGTCGTATTCGTTGAGAAGTTCTTCAAATGCAGGTGAATCCATCAATACTCTCTCAAGTTTGAGACGCATCTTCTGTTGGGCTACCCAATCTATGTCCATCATGTTGATGAGTTCATAGATTTCTTGTTTGCTCTTCTTGCCCTCCATGTATGGAGACTCTTCAATGATTCTCATCATGTCGGCTGCGTTCTGAGGGACAGCACGTCGTATGAGTTCATCTCTGTCAACTGGAGCCTTGCGAGGCTTGCCGTTTACCTTGAAATTCTTGGTTATTTTCTTTGCAGATGCTCTTGACGAACGAGAAGAGAAGCCGGGACTACGAGTGCCGCTGACTTCTTTGTCTTTCTTGAGGCTTACTACTCTAGCGAGTTCTTTCTTGAGCGCATCCCTCTTCCAAGCATCTTTCTCTTCTTCGCTCTTGCCGCTCGGAACAGCGGGAGAATCAAATGGAAACGAAGAAGTTTCACCACCACGGTATTCAAATGCAACCGGAAGTTCTTCTGATGCTATTAATATTCTTAGGTACGCTTCGTATGGCGTGGTTGATTTGTCTGGGATTATTTCTTCCTTTGATAAACCTTTGTCTCCAAAATTCTTATCAAACCACACATCGGTCATTGCTGGGTTGAACATTTCAACATCGTTAGTCGCAAATATTCCATACCCAATATTAGGTACGACCTCTATTCCGTGTTCCTGTATGAGTTCGTCACGTCTTTGCGCCATATCAATCAAAAGACTTACGCTGTCTGGGCTGTCTGCCCTTCGTCCCTCAGGAACTTCTCCTAACTCTTTTCTAAAGTCTGCTGGTTTGGCAATTATTGCTTCAACTTCTTCGGGTTTGAATGTTCCAACAACCAATGCTTCTTTGTAACTTACCTGACTTCCATTGTCAGAACTTGCCTCAAATGCTCCAGAAGGTGTTGGGTAAGTATCGCCAGTTTTGTAGTCATAAAGCATTCCGATAGGATTCAGGTTTCCACCAAGGAATATTCCATCTTCTAAGGAACTTAGTTGAAGAGGTGGATTGTCTTTCGTTGACAAATCAACAGTGTCAGCGTTAAAAACCCTAGTGCGCTCTGCAACTTCTGGGCGTAGCACAAAATGCGCGTCTCCATACTTCCATGTGCCGTTTTGTGAAGCCTCCAGTGCTTCACCTGCTGGACCGTCATACATGAGTTCAACATCATCACCGTAAATTTTTTTGAATTTGTCTCTTCGTGCTGCTGCTGTTTTTGAAGTAGTTACATAGCCAGACGTTGGTCTAAGTTCTCTTACTTCTGGGGAATCTGCTACCCCTTCTTCAAATGGTAAACCTAGTATATTTCCTTCAACCTTTCGTCTCGCACTAGTTGTAATACCGTCACCCATCCTGTTCGTGGACTCAATGTCAGCCGCTTTTCTCTCTTCCTCGTCGTG